GCCACCACCGAACTGATTACCTACCTGAAAATGCGGCCCCCCTGCTATGAACGCATCCAGAGTGGGGGAAGGTGACGCGATGAGCATGCACAACGAAATACGGAGGCAGCGGAAGACGACCCTCGAATACACCTGCCGCAGGCTGCGGGGCGAGATCGAGAACCTGACCCGCTCCATCGCCTTCCACCTCGACTGCTCCCTGGTCAAGGCCGAGAACATTGAGATCCCCGTGGTCGACGCGATGTTCGACGAGCTAAAGGGGAAGTGGGGCGAGCTGCTGGTCGCCCTGGACGAAATCAGCCGCATCGAGAAGGAACTGAACTGATGGCTGACAAGGGAGCCCGGATAGAGCTTGAGCCGGTCGTCCGGCAGAGTTACATCGAGACCGGCAACCTGACTAGGGCCGCCGAGATGCACGGCGTCTCCCGGCAGACCGCGGCGATCTGGAAAGCCAGGACCAAGAAGTCGGGCGAAGACCTGGACGAGTGGGACAAGGCGCTGCAGCGGAAGGCGTCCTTCGGCCTCCGGATGGAGGCGCTGCTCGACCGTGAAGTGGAATATGCCGAAGGCAGGCAGCCGGGCGCTACGGAAGGCGGAGTCTGGGACAACATCTCCAAGATCGGCGCCCTGGTGGTCAAGTTTAAGGCGGTCGAATCCCAGGGGAGCGGCTTCGACAAGCCGCGGGTGTTTCTGGATAACCTGCAGTGGGTAGCCGGCTGGCTGAAGGATAACGATCCGGAAGGTTTGAAAGTGCTGGCAGAGAGTTTTGACGCGATGGCGGAATCGTTCAAGGAGTCGCTAAACACCCAGGGGGCGTAAATGGCACTGCGTAAACGTCCCGTCCTCTCCGAGGGGCAATACGACAAGCAGGTGGCAGAACTCCGCTCCTTCATCAAGGAGAGCGTCTCCCCTTTCGAGGACGATACCCCCGCGAAGAAGTGGGCGAGGATCGAGCGCTCCCAGGCCGACAAGCTCTTCTTCATGCGGACCTACCTGCCGCATTACTTTTTCACCGATTTCGGCGACTTTCACCAGGAGTGGGGGGAGATAGCAGGGCTGGAAGACCAGCTCGCCCTGGTCGGCGCGCCCCGCGAACATGCCAAGTCCACCTTCTTTTCCTTCGGGGATCCGCTGCATGTCATCTGCCACGGCCTGATCAAATTCGGATTGATGATTTCCGACACCCACGAGCAGGCCCAGGGGTTCACCGTGGCGGTCAAGCTGGAGCTCGAGGAGAACGTCCGGCTGCGACACGACTTCGGCAACCTGAAGACCAAGGACTGGAGCGACGACGATTTCAAGACGAAGAACGGCATCTGGTATCTGGCCCGCGGCCGCAAGGACAAGGTCCGCGGCCTGAAGAACGGGCCGCACCGTCCCGACTACGTCCGGTTCGACGACATGGAGAACGACGACAACGTCGAGAACCCCCGCCTGGTGACCAGGCTGATCCGGTGGATCCGCGGCTCGGTCCTCGGCTCCCTCGGCAAGGGATACAAGGCACTGATGGTCGGTAACCTCTTCCACCCCCGCTCCGCCATCACTCAGCTGATCGCCATGAAGGACGAAGACAATGGCGGACCGCTCTACTACTCCAAGGTCTACGACTGCATCCTGGACGAGGGGACGCCGAACGAACGCCCGCTCTGGCCGGCCAACTGGTCGATGGAGCGTCTCCGCGCCAAGAAGCGGGACATGGGCACGTTCGAGTTCAACCGCGAAATGCGCAACCGCGTCGCTGTCGAAGGCTCCCCCTTCCCGGAAGAGCAGGCGAAGTACTTCGAGCTGATCGAAGTTATCAACCGAAAGCTGATCATCGCCACGGCCCTCGACCCATCCGCCAAGGCGGGGGAGAACAACGACTTCCGCGCCGTGGTCACCTGGGGACTCGACCCTTCGATCATGCACTTCTTTTGCCTGCACGCCTGGCTGAAGAAGAAATCGATCGGCGAGATGTTCGCGGCCACCTACCAGCAGGTCGACCAGTACGGCAGCCAGACCGCCTTCGTCGAAGAGAACATGCTGAAAGATTTTCTCCATGAGGCGATCGCCAACTACGCGAAGAGCGTCGGCCGCTTCCTTCCCTGGTCGCCGGTGCAGCACAATACCAACAAGGAAGGCCGGATCATCGGCACCTGCGCCTATCTCTGGGAATACGGCAAGCTGCAGTTCGAGAAGAACCAGAGCGACCAGAATCTGCTGGTGGAACAGTTCATCTACCTGCTGACGCCGTCCGTACATGATGACGGCCCGGATGCTTCTGAGATGGCGATCAGCGGGCTGCAGGGCGGGCTGGTTACCGCTGCCTGCGCCGGCGCCGGCGACGACGAGCCGCGGCGAAAAGACGGCCGCGAGGGCGTCATGGGGCTGGGCAGGATGAGCAGGATATTCCGGAGGAGGGAGGCGGCATGATCGGCAATACCAAGTTGATAGAGGCATTGAACAACCTTCTCGTCCTGGAGCGTACCGGCATCGATCAATACCTGATCCACCGGGCCATGTTCAATAACTGGCAGTTCGCCCTCCTGGTCGGCTATATCGACGAACGGATCGCCGACGAGCGGAACCATCAATCGCTGCTTGAAGACCGCATCCTCTTCCTCCAGGGCAGCATCGTCCCGGCGCAGATCAACCAGGTCATCGTCGGCGACACCATGCAGGCGATCTTCGCCAATGACCAGACCGCCGAGCTGACCGCCATCACCGCCTACAACGCAGCCGTCAGCCTGGCCGTATCCGTCGGCGACGAGAAGACGGCGCAGATCCTCCGCGGCATACTTTCCGATGAGGACGACCACCTGAACGACATCGAGGCGCGGCAGATGCAGATGGAGCTGACCGGCATGCAGAACTGGATGGCAATTCAGATACAAGGATAATTAGAGGTCATCGTGGGAATCAGGGAATTCATAGTTGACCGGCTCTTCGGAGCGACAATAGAGCAAGAAGTGGGCAAGCGCCTCCAGGCCGCCGGCGCCGGAACCGACGCCGACCTGGAATGGCGCCGCCTCTCTGGCAACTCCAACCGGCTGCTCCCCATCGCCGCCTGGGCGCGGCAGGTCGAGGTCTGCTACTGGCTCTGGAAGACCAACCCCCTGGGGAACTGGATCATCGAGACCCTCACCGCCTTCGTCACCGGCAACGGCTTCCAGGTCACGGCCAAGAATGAAAACCTCAAAAACTTCATCGACTCGTTCTGGAACGACCCGATCAACGATTTCGACGCAACTCTGGAGAACAAGCACCGGGAGCTGTCCATTTTCGGCGTCCAGTGCTGGCCGGTATTCCGGGGCGAACAGACCGGCCGGCTCCGGATCGGCATGATCGACCCGGCCCAGATACAGAACATCTATTCCGACCCGGAGAACGCCGCGCTCCTCATCGGCGTCAAGGTCTCCCGGTGGCACACCGGCGAGGGCATCTTCTACCGGACCATCCTCGACGACGATACCGAGACGGTCCTGAGCGATTCCGCCCGGCAGATGCGGGATGGCTGGAACGACGGCGAATGCTTCCTGTTCGCCATCAATCGGGTCAGCAACGACCCGTTCGGCACCTCCGACATCTTCGTCATCGCCGACCACCTCGATGAATACGAGGACTTCATCTATACCTATTCCGGCAAGGCCAAGAAGCAGAATGCCTTCATCTGGGATGTCACGCTCACGGGGGAGGATGAGAAGGCCTGTGAGGAATTCGCTCGCAAGTACCCGACCCAGTCGGACGGCTCGGTCCGAGTCCACAATGAGAAAGTCGTCTGGAAGGCCGAGTCGCCAGACCTCAACGCCCTGCAGATGGAGCTGGCGATCCGCGAGTTCCGCAACCATATCCTCGGGACGAAGAACATTCCCGAGCACTGGTTCGGCGGCGGCGGCAACGTCAACCGGGCCACCGCCGGCGAGAGCAACGACCCGATCCTCGCCTGGATCGGCAAGCGCCAGCAGTTCCTGAAACAGGTGCTGAAGACCCTGATCGACGAGGCCATCGCCAGCGCGGTCGCGACGGGCTACCTCCTGGACGTGCCGGCGGACGAGCTGCACAACTACGATATCCAGGTGCCCGAGGCGACCAACAAGGACGTGACCAAGGTCGCCGCGGCGGTGCAGCAGCTGGTGGCCGCCATGGCGATGGCCGCCACTAACAACTGGCTGGACCAGCCGAACGCCGTCAAGCTCTTCGCCTTCATCATGGAGATGATCGGCTTTGCCATCGACGAGGAGAGCATCCTGGAGGCCGAGCCGACGGCGAAGGATTACCCGGCCAAGGGGCCGTCGGGGCCGAAGGTAAAACCAGCTGAGAGCTGAGAGCCAAGAGCAGAGAAAAGCGTAAAACGCGAAATCTGCGATCTGAGGGGCGATCTCCGAAAAGCGGGCCAATGCCCCGCGAATTCGGTTGACACCCTGTTATAAACTTTTCTCCGGCGTTTGGCGGGGGAAAACGGACCCGAGACGGGATAGAAAACATGGCGGTATCGGTAACCTCGACAATCAAGTCCATTCTCGCCGGCCAGAAAAAGGGCGAAGCCCTCGGCGTGGATAACGTCGCCGGCCTCCTGGACGACGTGAAAAAGCAGATCCTCGCCGAACTGGCCGCGAGCCCCTCCGGCTATTCCTCCTACCAGATGAAGCAGTCGCTCGCCAGCATCGAGTCCTACCTGGGGGATTTCGAGTCGGCGGCCGACCGCGAGCTGGGCAGCGGCATCGCCTCTTCCTTCGACGCCGGCGCCGGGCTCCTGCAGTCCGCGCTCCAGGCAGGGGGCGACAGCGGCGTCTATTTCGGCATGGGGCATATCTCAACGGGGCTGATCGACACGCTGCAGGAATTCGCCTATGGCAGGATCCGCTCCGTATCGGGCGACGCCTACAACCGGATCAAGGGAGAATTGACGCTCGGCATCCTCGGCCAGAAGACCCCGCAGCAGGTGGCCAGCGACATCGCCGGCAGCCTGGAGAGCCCCGGCATCTTCAAGACCATCGCCGAGCGGGCCGAGGTCATCACCGGCACCGAGATGGGGCGGGCCTTCTCCATGGCGACGGCGAAATCGATCGCCACCGCGGCAGAAACCGTTCCCGGCCTCCAGGGGATGTGGATCCATGCCGGCCATCCCCACGCGCCCCGCCAGGTCCATCTGCTGATGCACGGCCAGGTCCGCGACACCGGCAAGCCATTCTACAAGGCGGAGGACGGCACCCCGGTCCTGTATCCCCGGGACCCGAACGCCCCGATCAAGGAAGTCATCCGCTGCGGCTGCCAGCTTTTACCCTACATGGCCGCATGGGGGAGCCAGAAGGATTTCGCGGCGGATTTCGATTCGCGGCAGTACGACATGTGGAAGAACGCGGCATAACAACAAAAAAAGGAGAAGACCATGGCAAACGCAAAACAGATCGATCCGAAACTGCTGGCGGGGCTCACGTTCCGCACCTCGAAGGTCCGCAAGGGCAAGCCGGGCGAAGATGACGCCACGATGCACGACCGCGTCGAGCGCGATCTCACCCCGGACGACGTCCTCGACTGGGCGGACAACGGCGCCACCGTGACCGTCGTCACCGCCGACGGGCAGAAGTACCGGATCGACAAGAAAGCGGCGTCGGCAGCGGCCAAATCCGCCGGCGACGACGCAAAATAGCGAGGGGGTAAGGGATGGACGTGAAAGAGCAGGTGATACAGGCGACAGCCGTTGTCCTCTCCGCCGTGGCCGGCGATTCATCCGCCACCAGATGGCGGGTGCGGATCGTCGAGTTCGGCCCCGACGCCAACGGGATCAACTGGGACAAGGCGTCCCTCACCGCGGCGCTCCACCTGTTCGACGGCGCCAAGGTCTTCGCCCTCAAGGACTCCCAGCATGTCGAGAAGGACAAGAAGTTCGGCAAGCCGATCACCGAGCTCGTAGGCGCGATCAGCAACCCGGCCATCGAGGCGGACGGGGTCTATGGAGACCTGGTCATCCTCCCCTCCGGGTCATGGGTCGCGGACGACCTCAAGGCCTGCGAGGAGCATAAAATCCCGTATGTCTACGGCCTCTCCGTCGATATCCGCGCCACCACGAAAAAAACGACGGTCGGGGGCAAAACGCTGATCGCCCCCCTGGCCATCAAGTCCGTCCAGGTTGATGTAGTGCACGACCCCGCCGCCGGCGGGGAATTTCTGACACAACTGGCCGCTGCAAGGCAGGCCGAAAAGGAGGATCAAATGCTACAGAAGCTTTTGGCCGCCCTGCAAGGGAAGCGGCAGGATCTGCATCAGCAGATCACGGCAGGCATGGCAGACGGCTCCATCACCGAGGACCAGGCCGCCGAGATGATCGTCGCGGCCCTCGCCAGTGAGACCGTGAAGGATGCGGGCGGAGACGCCGGCAATGAGAAGCTGGTGGCCGCGGTTGCCGCCGGGTTCAAGGAAGCGTTCGCCGGCGCGGAAAGCGACGAGCTCAAAAAAATGCAGCTCATCAACTGCGGCATGACCCTCGACCGCGAGCTGCAGGCCGCCGGTCTCCCCGCCAAGGCGGAGGAGAGCCTCCGGGCCCAGTTCGGCAACCGGATGTTCGACACCGCCACGCTCCAGGCAGCCATCAAGAACACCAAGGAGCTGATCGACGACGTCACCGGCTCCGGCCGGGTCGTAGGCGTCGGCCACACCCGGATCGTGCGCGACACATCCGATAAGCTCCAGGCCGCCTGTGACAAGATGTTCGGCCTCGACGTGCCGGACGAGGTCAAGGACGTCGCGCCGTTCAAGTCGATCCGCGCCGCCTACGTCGAGCTGACCGGCGACACCGAGGTGCGGGGTTACATCGACGACCCGGCCGCGCTGCGCCGTCTCCAGGCCGCCGGGTTCGATTCCGGAACCTTCCAGTTCGTCCTGGGGAACACCCTCTACCGCCGGCTCATCACCGACTACAACGAGATCACCGATTATGGTGTCTCGCTCCTGGTCGGCGGCAACATCCGGAACGCCCGCGACTTCCGGTCGCTCCAGAGCGTCCGGATCGCCTACTTCGGCGACCTCCCCGCCGTGGACCCCGAGAACGACCAGGACTATGCCGACCTCGGCACCCTCTCGGACGAGAAGATCGACTACACCCTGGGCCAGAAGGGCGGCATCATCACCATCAGCCGGAAGATGATCATCAACGACGATATCCGCGCCGTCGACACCATCCGCCGCAGGCTCCCCCGCGCCGCCCGCCGCACCCTTGCCAAATCGGTCTGGGCGCACCTCATCAACAACGTCGTCTACCAGGGGGACAGCAAGGCGATCTTCCACACCGACCACAACAACCTCGACACCACCGCGTTCGGCATGACCGCCGTGCTCGGCATGAAGAGCCGGCTCTACGGCCAGACCGAGCCGGGCTCGGGCGAAGTGCTCGGGCTGGACCTCAAGACCCTCGTCATTCCCCAGGCGCTCTGGGGCGCGGCCGTCACCCTCAACCAGACCCCGAACTTCCTGATCGCGACCGTTCAGACCGGCAACCCGTTCTTCCAGTACTTCGGGCAGAACAACGAGCGGATCATCTCCATCCCCTTCATGACCGACGCCACCGATTTCTTCGGCCTGGCCGACGCGGGCGAGGCGGAGATCATCGAGCTGGCCTTCCTCAACGGCCAGCAGGAGCCCGAGATGTTCGTCGCCGACAACCCGAACTTCGGGCAGTTCTTCGTGGGCGACCGGATCCAGTACAAGATCCGCCACGAATACAGCAGCGCCCCTACCGACTTCCGCGGCGTGCAGAAGAGCGTGGTGGCAGGGTAACATAAACCGCTGAGAGCTGGGAGCTGAGAGCTGAGAGCAAAGGCCGACAGGTTTAACTCTTAGCTCCAGGCTCTCAGCACTCCGCTCAGTCCTTGCATCTAACAACGGAGGATCCAATGAAAATCAAATCTCTTTTGACGGCTGCCCTGCTGATCGCCGTCGTCATCTCTTGTAGCGCTTCTATTTCACAGGCGGGCAGTCCCGCCCCGGGGGGTACTGGTTACCTTGTGGTGGTGCTTCCCGTCACCGGCGCCGTCACTACAACGACAGCTAAAGCTGTCTCATTCGTCGCTCCCGCCGGATATCAGATCCAGAGTGCAGTCGTCACAGCCGGAGTGGTTTCCGGCACCAACCCGACCATGAAAGTGCGCGGCAGCACCGGCAGCTACGTCAACTATTCCGGGACATGCACTGCGGCCAACACACCGACGGCCATGGTCCGGACGTTCACCGCCGGGGCTGCCAGCGGGGTGGTTACTTCTATTCCACCCCGGATGGCTGCAGGATCACTCCATACCGTCGACCTTGTTTTAGGAGGGTCCAATCCCTCCTTCAGTAATCCGTCGATTACGCTGTTTTTGCGAGCGTTTTAAAGAGGCGGTAACGGCAGGCTGAGAGCGGAGAGTTAAGGCTGATTGGTTTTACTCTTTGCTCTTTGCTCTCAGCTCTATGCAAGGGGTTTGGTATGGCACTCCATGACATGGTCGAAAGCAGGGTCAAGGACTCATCCGGCAAGCTGGACTACAGCGACATCGATGCCGCCGTGAGCGAGGCGCTCCGGCGCTACAGCCGGGTTCGGCCGCGGCTGCTGACCGTCGATATCCCCGGCAACGGCAGCCACGATTATGACCTGCCCGAT